ATTTGGGATACTGATAAAACTGGCGTTCGTTTAAACAAGCCTATCGACTTCAATAACCACTCAATAGATGCAATCCGTTACCACGAAATGGAAGTGTTGGGAGTTAACCCTCATTACGGACAGTATTTTATACACTAATTTCAACTAAATGACAGATGACCTACCGATGATGGTACGCATAGTTGAGAAATTCATTCATGAAAAGAAAGGTATTCGCATAAAAATAGTGTTTGACGATCCTATGAAAATACGGATGCACACAAAAATGTTAGGTAAAGCATTCGATATTGCCTTAGCTTACTACAATTACCAAATTTAAAGTTATATAAATATGAAAACGGAAATAGTAATTCCAACAAGTCTTAGTGAAATTCCATTAATGAGTTACCAAAAGTTCATGAAATTGGTTGAGGGGTCAAACGATGAAGAGCTAATCGCTCAAAAGTCTATTGAAATTTTCTGCGGTTTAAATATGCAAGACGTACTCAAAATAAAATACAGCGATGTCGTAGGGTTAGCAAATCATTTCAATGAGTTATTCCAGAAAAAGACGGATTTCAAAACCACGTTTAAAATACAAGACATGGAGTTTGGATTCATTCCTAATTTGGAAGATATGAGTTTTGGAGAATATGTAGACTTAGACCACAATATCGGAAAGGTTGAAACATTCCATAAGGCAATGGCGGTTCTATATAGACCGATAACCAAAAAGACGAAACAAGGCACTTACGAAATAATGCCTTATTCTGGAACAGATGAATTTGCTGAACTTATGAAATACGCTCCTTTGGATATTGCAATGTCGGCATCGGTTTTTTTTTATCATTTAGGAAACGACTTAGTACAAGCTTCGCTTACCTCTTTGGAAGTGGAGATGAAGACGAACAAGGAACTGAACACGACTATTCAGAACGGACTCAATTCAATAAGCAATGGGGATGGTATAATTCAATCTATGCACTCGCTAAAGGAGATGTTACAAAGTTTGATGAAGTTACCAAATTGGGAATACGGAAGTGCCTTACCTACCTTACTTACGAGCGACAGCGAACTGAAATTGAAAATAGAGAATTAAAAAGAAAATTTAAAAATGGGTAATTATTATAATTTACTGGACACGTTAAAAGGACACTTCGATAATGATGCGTTTATAAACACGGTAACAGAGGGCGACATCTTTGCAGTTGACTTGTCTAAACAAACGATATTTCCGTTGTCTCATTTGATAGTAAATTCAAGTTCAATCGAAAATAATATCATTCGTTTTAATGTAAGTATTCTTTGTATGGATATTGTTGACATCTCAAAAGACGAAGACACAAACACGTTTATAGGAAACAACAACGAGCAAGATGTACTTAATACAATGTTTGCAGTTCAAAATAGGCTTTACGAAAGTTTAAGACGTGGGGAATTATTCAGCGATAATTTCATGGTTGATGGTAACGCAAGTGTTGAGCCATTTGCTGAACGCTTTGAAAACTATTTAGCAGGATGGACAATGACACTTGATATTTTAGTTCCTAACTCAATGACAATTTGCTAATGAGTGAAACACTAAAAGCTTTACAGAAATTCCGTGACGAAGTTGTAAGTCAAGCGAAAGCCGAACTTAAACGACAAAATAAAGACACGTCTGGAAAATTATCTCAATCAATAAAAGGTGAAGTAAAAGAGTTCCCAAATTCAATCGGTGTTTATTTTGACATGGAAGCTTACGGTAACTTCCAAGATAAAGGGGTTTCGGGTAAAGAGAAAAAATACAGCACTCCGTATAGCTACAAATCTAAAATGCCACCGCCAAAAGCGTTTGACAAATGGATAGTGAAAAAAGGAATTGCACCAAGAGATATGAAAGGAAAATTTCAGTCAAGAAAAGGATTGCAATTTGCAATAGCTCGAAGTGTTTTTAAATACGGAATCAAACCAAGCCTATTCTTTACTAAGCCATTTGAGAAAGCGTTTAAGAAACTTCCCGACGTATTGATAGATAAATACGGACTGGATGCTGAAACGCTTTTAAATTCAATTTTAAATCAAAACTTAAAAAATATAAAATGAGTATTTTCGCACGTTCACCTTATATAGTCGAAATATCCGAAACAGGTCAAGAGGGTTCAAAGATAGAATTAAGATTATGGAACGGAACTGGGTCAGCTCCAACCGACCCGACTTATGTGTTATCTAAATTAATTCCAGCTTCAAACAACGTAAAGACGTACTATAATGTTTCACCGTACATTCGAGAATATATAAGCTGGGACACACGTCAAACAATATATCAAGGAAACGGTGTAACGCCAACAGCTCAATGGTGCAACGTAGAAATAAAAAGATACAAATTAGATTCGGGAGTTTACACGCTTTTAAATACGGTAACAGAAAAAGCTTATGATGGTTTTGGGTATTACGAACAAGGATATAACCCAAGTTTAACGAATGATATTTTACACGATGAGGGAACGTTTTATTATGCTTATGATGCGACCAAAAATCCAAGCACTAATGAGAATTATAGAGCTAATTTTATAACGGTTAGAAATACAGCTACGTGGAAAGCAAAACACACTAATTTAAAGACAAATGCAGTTTTTGTTTATAATTTAATGACTGATACAATACAGAATGTTGGAACAGTATGGGGCGCATATTACGCTGATGGAAACAAATTAGAGATATTAACGGCTTCCGATGTTGTTTTATGGACGGGATATTTTCTGCCTTATTTGAATTGTCGATACACGCCGATTGTGTGCGACTTTGTAAACAAGTATGGAATGTGGCAAAGATTTTGGTTTTTTGGAGCTTCTAATGATACGTTGAGCGTTGAAAAAACGGATTATAATTTAATGCAACAAGCTTTCCCCAATTACAGCACTTTAGTAGGACAAAGAAAATCATTCAACGTAAACGGAAAAAAGACAATCAAAGTAAATACGGATTGGGTGCGTGAGGACTTCAAAGAGATAGTTAAGCAATTAATGTTGAGCGAAAGGATATTACTTAATTCTTTGCCTGTAAAACTAAACACGCAAAGCACGGAATTATTTCAAAACATAAACACGAAAATGATTAACTATCAAATGGAGTTTGAATTTGCTTACAACGCAATTAATAATGTAATATGAATCGGATAGTAGGTGTATTTATTGAGGGTGTTCAAGTAGAGTTATTCAACGATGAACAGATTAACGTAACTTCCAGCGTTCAAAACATTTCGGACATATCAAAAGTATTCACCGACTTTTCGCAAAGTTTTACCGTTCCAGCTTCACCTCATAACAATGAGATATTTGAACACTTTTATCAATCGGACGTAAACCCAACAATAGACCAAAATTTACGACGTGATGCTTTCATTGAAATCGACCTTACATTTTTTAGGCGTGGAAAGATACAGCTCGAAAAGGCGAATGTAAAAAACGGACAAGTAGAAAGCTATACTATTACATTTTATGGCGACATACTTTCATTAAAAGACAAGTTCGGCGAGGACAAATTAAAAGACTTAGATTACAGCAATATAGACTATTTATACGATGCTACTGAAATACTGGATAGAATCGTTGACGGGGTGACAGATTACGATGTTCGTTACCCTTTAATAGCAAGCACAAGATTGTGGACTTATTTTCATGGAGCACAAGACATAACTCAAAATGCTCATGCAATTCGATTTGACGAGCTTTTCCCAGCGGTCAAAGTAATTAAGATATTTGAAGCTATTGAAGACAAATATGGAATAACATTTGAAAGTTCATTTTTTAACGATGAAAGATTTAAGAAACTATTTTTGTGGGGTAAAAACACAACTGAATATGAATTTGTAAGTGAGCAAAGAGCGGTTGTAATAGACCAAATATTACAAACTGTTATTGCAGACCCTAACATTCCGAATCCATCTTTACCACAATATGTGGATATTTATCAAGACCGAATAAACATTTTATACGCTGTTGGTGTGCAATTTCACACGGTTTATTTTGAGGTTCTATCAATAACAAACACTCCGACTTTTTATATTGACGTATTCCAAAATGGAAATTACAGCCAAACAATAACTGGGGATGGAACTGGCGATTATGGAAATGTATCGTTTCAAAACACGATTGGTTTAAATACGGTTCTAACTTTTAAAGTGAGAGCCTCTGAAGCTACGAGTATTGAAATGAATATTATTTATCAAATTACAAGTAGTTTAGGATTAACCAATATAGCTCAAATAGGAACGTTAACAACT